TAGATGTTGTTGATTTTGAAAATGAAACCGATAGAGAAATTGATGTGTATGAGAGAAACGATTTAACAGGTGAACCAACATTATACTTAATAACAAAAAGAGTAAAAGCTATATCGGCAACACAAAAGGAAACAACTGTAACATTATCCGATTCTACTGATTATCCAAGTGTAACAATTAATGATACAAATATAATTCAGATTTCATCATTAATGGAAGGTTCGAATAAGTACTATGAAGTTCCGTATTTAGCACAAGAAAGTATTTTTGTTGAAAAGCCAAATACTGAATCAAATTCCGATTTGTCTGCATACTCTTCTACTGTTCCTTATATCTTAGAAGTACAAAAAGTACCTCGTAGATTTTCAGTTAAAGTAAATTCAGATAACACAATTGATTTACAATTTGGAGCAGGTAAATCTATTACAGGAGATGAAACTTTATTACCAAACACTAAGAATGTAGGATTGGGATTAGCCAATTCAATTAATAGATTAAACCAAAGTATAGACCCATCTAACTTCTTAAAAACAAATACATTAGGAGTAGCACCTGCAAATAAAACATTAACAATTAAGTATTTAGTTGGAGGTGGTGTTGAATCCAATGTAAACCAGGGAGATTTAACTACAATTCGTAAGATAGAGTTTGAAGAGGATTTACTTTCAGTATCCAATTTAGCTTTATACTCTACAATGAAACAATCAGTTGCAGTAGAGAATTTAGAAGCGGCAGTTGGTGGTAGAGGTTCTGAATCAATTGAGGAAATCAGACAAAATGCATTAGCTATGTTTGGTTCTCAAAATAGAGCAGTAACTAAACAAGATTATGTAGTTAGAGCAGTATCAATGCCAGAAAGATATGGTAGTGTTGCTAAAGTATATGTTTCACAAGATGGTGAAATAGATAATAACTCACCTTCATCTATTCTTGCTAATCCAAATACATTGGCTGAGTTTACAAACTTAGTAGATAGTTTAAAAAATAGTAGTAAGGTTGATATACAAAAAGAATTAGTTAAGTTTTTAGCAAATAAAAAGACCTCTTTAAATGAAGTAAACAATCCATTTGCAATCAATATGTATGTATTGGGATACGATGGTAATAAAAAATTAACTACATTAAATCAAGCGGTAAAACAAAATCTAAAAACCTATTTAGGTGAATATAGAATGATGACTGACGCCGTTAACATAATAGATGGTTTTATAGTTAACATTGGTGTAGATTTTGAAATAATATGTTATTCAAACTATAACAAAAGAGAAGTACTTACAAATTGTTTAACACAATTACAATCATATTTCGAAATAGACAATTGGACATTTAACAAACCAATAAACATTTCAGAAATAGAATTGATATTAGCAAATGTAGAAGGTGTAATGAGTGTACCATCTGTAAAGATTGGTAACTTATGTAGAGCAGATGGTTCGTATTCGGCTAATGATTACAATATAGAAGAAGCTACAAAGGGAAAGATAGTTTATCCATCTTTAGACCCTTGTATTTTCGAAGTAAAATATCCTAACAAAGACATAAAAGGGAGGGCTTTATAATGCATAAATTTTTTACATCATCATACGATGCTAGTATCTACTTACAACAACCAAATCAAAACTCTGGTAGAGATGAGATATTGGAAGTTGGTAAACTCTATTATGGAGCTACCAAAGATATTAACAGAACATTAATTAAATTCGATACAACTCACATTTCGCAATCAATAGCAAGTGGTGATATTAGTGGTAGTTGGAAAGCATATTTAGTGCTACATTCGGCAAAATCCGAAGAAATTCCATTAGAATATACAATATATGCTAATGCAGTTTCTCAAAGTTGGCAAATGGGTATAGGTACTAAGTTCGATAATATAACAACCGAAGGGGTTAGTTGGTATTATAGAGATGGCCAAACTGATTGGATGGAAGGTGTTGCAGGATATTACAATTCCTATGTTTCAGGTTCAGATACAGGTTCTATATCCAATGGTGGTGGTGGAACTTGGTATACTTCATCTATGGCATCTCAATCATTTTCGTATCAATCGGATGATGTAAGAATGGATGTTACAAATATAGTAACACTTTGGAATAGCGGCTCAGTACCAAATAATGGATTTGTAGTTAGGCATAGTTTAGCAGCTGAAAATGATACAAACGATTATGGTGTATTAAGATTTTTCTCAAAAGAAACACATACTATATATGAACCAAAATTAGAAGTAGTTTGGGATGGTGTAACATTTGTAACCGGTTCATTAACTCCGATACCGGAAGAGAATTTTAAGATAACATTTACAAACCTTAAATCAAAGTATCAAAAAGATAGTAAGGCAAAGGTTAGAGTTAAGGGTAGAGAATTATATCCATTAAGAACATTTTCTGGAACATTTGATTATGATAATACAAGCTATTTACCTACAACATCATATTATCAATTAGAAGATTATGTAACAGGTGAAGTTATATTTCCATTTGGAACATATACTAAATTACAATGTGATTCTAATGGTAATTATTTCATTATGGATTTAAATGCATTACCAATTAATAGAGTATATTTACTTAAAATAAAAATAACTCAAAGTGGTATAGATTATATCATAGATGATAAAACAACATTTGAAATAGTTTAAGATGGCAACAAGCTTAGAAGCAATAGCTCAAAAATTACAAGAAGAAAGACAGAATAAATTAGAATCAATTCTTAGTATATCTGGCTCTCAAGCTATTGCTAAAAATGATTACGGAATAACTGTTGTTGAAGAATCAAATGTAGCATCATCATTAGTTTTCAAAGAATTAAACAAAAACAAATACGATACTACTGAATTATTAAAAGCAGTGGATGTTGTGGTTAAGGAATTAATGCCTGATATACCAACAGCTAATTTGGATTTAGTTCCAAAACCATTGTATGATGAAAAGGTTGCTGAAAATGAAGATTTAAGAAAGCAAGTAAGAGATTTAACCTCAACCATAGTTGATTTAAATGCAAGAATAACTGATTTAGAAGGACAAGTTCAAACTGAAATTAATAGTAGATTAACTATTGAACAAACAAATGATGCATTAGTAAATCAATTACAAACATTAACTCAAACGATTGATGAGTTTGCTTTACAAATACAAACAGCAGTTCAGAAATCGGTAGATGAATCAATTTTAAGAACTTCATTACAAGCACAAAATACAGGATTTAAAGCACAAATTGAAGCATTAATTAAACAAATAGATTCGTTGAACTCTATAATTGAAGGATTACAATCTCAATTAGGAGCAGTACAAAATCAACAAGCGATTGTACAAGGTACACAAGCACAAGCACAAGCGGCAGGTGCGGATGTTGTAAACGAAGTTGCAATTGTTAAGATTAAAACCAAAGCAGATGCAAATCAACCTGCTATATATGGTAAAATAAATGCAAAAGGTGGAAACAAATTTATAAACGGAACGGGTGCATCTATCACTAATAATGATAAGCAACCAATTCAAGTTTCAATTCAAATAGCTAATCCATCCGGAATAGGATGGTTAACCGCATCTCAAACATCTTTTTCAGTTGGACCTGGTGCTAGTACGGATGTTGAATTTAAAATAAACGAAGGAGCTGCTGGAAATGTGGATAGCAAAAAGGGAAAATTATCATACTCACATAGCGCCGATTATGAAGGGGGTAGTGTAAAGGTTGTAATAACTCGCTCAGATGGTAGTTCAAAAGATAGGTCATATCCAACTAAATTAACTAAAAATCACCCTGATAGCTTTTAATTATGAGTATTAAAAAATATACAAATTTTGAGCAAATAGATTCTAAAGTAGAGAATAAAGGACAATTTCTACAAAAGGATGATTTGTTTATTGTGTCTAAAACTGAAATAGAAGAAACTGATTTTGGTGATTGTAAATACGATGTTATGGAGGTATCTGTATACGATATCAATAACAATTTACTTCCAAATAAATCAGGTAATAATGTTGCTTATGTTAAAACAGGTGATATTAAAAATTATTTATATAATCTTAGTAACAAAGGTGGTCAGCAAGAGTTAGCAATTGATGCTGAAAAACTTTTAAAAGAATTAGGATTTACAAATGGTATTCTTAAATTAAATTTAAATTTTGTAAGAAACAAAGTTGGAACTGATGATAGTTTGACGAGAGTTTGGATACAAGAAATTTCACCTTCAAGAGAAGAAATTCGTATCTTACCTTTAAAAACAAAAGATGCTACTATAAATCAACTTACAAATAAAGAATTCAAAAATATACACAATCTAAGTAAGGATTTTAAGTATTATAAAAAAAATATATTAACATCATTAGATACATTCGAATTTAGTAGTTTATCTACCATAGATGATGCTTTAGTTAATCAATTTGGAAATGATTTTAAATCTACTTTAAAGAAAGATTTTGGATTAAGTGATTTAGATGCGTTTAGAGATAAAATATTTAAAGATTTTAAAGATAGTATAACACATTGGGTTAATAACAAATATTATGATGTTACCCAATCTAATTTTGGAAAACCATCTGAAATTCGTTTTATCGATTGTGACCAATACGATTTTAATTTTTTATTATCCGAAATTCGAAACATTTTAAACAATTGTATTTCAGCAAACACTAAAACACTAAAAAGAAGAGATATTAATTATAAAGAAGTACCTCAAGAGTTTGCGGTAGTAGAATTAAGAAAGCAAATACAAAATAATTTAGAAAGATTCCAAACAAGAGTTGAAATAAAAAGAAATGTATATGCTCCAGATAAGGTAGATTTAAGTATAGGGGGTGTTAGAGATTTAGAACCAATTGTTAAAACATTGGATGTAATAGTTCCAATAGAAACTCCTACACCTGTAATTACACCAGCTCCTGTACTTCCTAAAGAAGAACCACAACCAGAGCCAACACCTCAACCATTGCCTGAACCAACTCCTACACCCGTTATAGAACAACCTACTCCTATTATAGAACAACCAGTTTATAGTGGTGGCGGAGGCGGAGGTGGTAGCAGAAGTTACTACGAAGAAGGTAGAGGATTTGGTGGACAAGCTGATGTAGTTGATAGAGAGAGTATACAAAATTTTATGTAAGATATTTATAATAAAAAGA